AAAAAACTCTGGGCTTCCAGTCTGGACACTATGGGCTAAAGAAGTCTCGTCAGCATGCTCGACTGTCTTTGCTATGTTTAGCACTGGCCTCGTTAGGCACAACAGCGATCCCCTCCTGGTCGCACAAATGCCTAACGGGGTCGCTAAATACTCCGGCGAGAGTTGGTTCATAAGTCGTAAAGAATCACTCGGAGACATCGACGCAGTAATGGCAACAGTCATGGCGTTGTATGTTTCATCACGCGCACCACACGCAACAATAGGCGTGTTCTAGTCGGTGGTCTGTGGTATCCTTGAGTCCAAATGGCAACTATTCTTGACAGGCTCTTAGGACGCAAGCCAGAAGTTCGCGCAGTCCAGCCTACAATCCCAACAAGACAACCTAGTATTGTCACGCCTAACACAGCTCTAAGTTTGACGGCCGTCTATCGCGCTATCCAAATCATTGGAACTCCGATTAGCAAGATGAGCATAAACACTTACCGCTTTGCAACTGGAGTCGAACTTAAAGTCGAAAACCCAGTCCTAGTCAATAATCCTTCACTAGATCAGAATCGCAGAGACTTCTTGTTCCAGACGGTTCTAGACCTAGCTCTTCTTGGTAACTCTTACTGGTTCAAGCAATACTCTTCTAACGGTCAGGTAAACAACCTAACCATTCTCCCGGCTGGTTCCGTTATGCCTTCTTATCCTAAAATGCAGGATGGCACAATCGATTACTCAACAATCGTTTATGACTACATGGGTAAGCGTTACACCAAGCGCGAGATTGAGCACATGAGAATCTTTAGCCAGGCAGGTCAGCTTGTCGGTATCTCACCAATCGCTTCTTGCTACAAAGACATCTCCGCAGCTCTTGATCTAAGAGACTACGCAGGAAACTGGTTTACCGCAGCAGGAGTTCCAACCGGAGTTCTAAAGACTAACCAAATGCTAAACAAGGCCGAAGCCGAAGAGGTAACAGCTAACTGGCATAACAAACAGCAAAACCGTCAAGTTGCAGTTCTAGCTAATGGCTTTGACTACCAGCAAATTGCTCTCTCTCCTAGAGACGCACTATTCACCGAAGTTCAAGATCAGCAAACCCAGAATGTTGCCAGGCTATTCGGTATCCCTGCCAGGTTGCTTCTAACTTCTATCCCTGGATCAAGCGACACTTACACAAACTTACTGGACGAGAACCAAGTTTTCTATCGCCACACCTTGCTTGCTTACACAGACGCAATCACAGACGCACTTAGCAACTGTCTACCTAGAGGCAACCGAGTCGAGTTCGACTTCGAGCACCTATTCAAGGCAGATGTTGCAGCACGTTACAACTATTACCAGACAGCCATCGCAGCCGGTATTCTTACGGTCGAGGAAGTCAGAACGAAAGAAGGACTAGATGTCTGAAATGATTACACGCGAGTTTCAAGCTCGCTTAGTTGAGACCGAAGAGAGAACTATTGTTGGTCTTGCAGTTCCCTACGGTCAAGAGATCGAGCTAAATGGAAACACCAAAGAACGTTTCGAGGCTGGAGCTATTCAGACCATCGAGGACGTTAAGTTGTTCTACGGCCACGAAGAGCCAATCGGTAAAGTTGTCGAAGGACGCGACACCGAAGCTGGCTTTGAAATCGTTGCTAAGATTAGCGATACTCCACGCGGAAACGAAATCTACACTTTGTTACAAGATGACGTGCTAAACCGTTTTTCGGTTGGCTTCTACCCGGTCAAAGACCGCAAGGAAGGCCAAACGATCGTTAGAGAGCAGGTAACACTCCTAGAAGTGTCAGTTGTTCCCTTCCCAGCCTTTTCAGGCGCAAAAATAACCGAAGTCCGTAGCGAGTCCGAGACCGAAGAGGTCGAAGAGGTTGCAGAGACTCCTAATGAAACAGAAAGTGAAACAATGGAAAACATTGAACTTGACGTTCGCACCGTGCAGGACGAGGTTGCAGAATTGCGCCGAGTTATCGAAGCAGGTCAGTCCGTCGAAACAGCAGCACCATCTACACACAAATTCCGCTCACAAGGCGAGTTTGCAAAGGCTCTAGTTACCGGAGACGCTGACGCAGTTCAGCTAGCCCGTGACGCAAGCACATCTGCAGACACCGTTGCCCTACCAGGCTTCATTGGTTACATCGACAACCTAATCGACACTAACCGCCCAACTCTATCGGCCTTCTCTCGCGCTGCACTTCCAGCTGCAGGTCTAACCGTTGAGTATGCACAGGTATCTTCTAACACTATTGCAGTTGGAGTTCAGTCCCCAGAGAACGAAGAGCTATCCTTCGGAAACCTAGTAATCGATTCAGTATCAGCTAACGTTGTAACTTACGGTGGCTACACTTCGATGTCTAAGCAGACCATTCAGCGTTCATCCGTAAACTACCTAGACACCGCTCTACGCGCTCTATCTATTGCTTACGCGAACACAACCAACAAGGCAGTAGTAGACCTAGTGGAAGCACAGGACTACACAGGCAAGCGTTGGGACGTTTCAGCTGGAACTTCTGAGGCTCTTATCGGTGGACTAGCAGACGCTTCTTCTTACATCTTCAAGGAGACCGGACTACGTCCAGAAGCTATCATGTGTGGAACCGGAGCTTACAAGTTCCTTCTACAAGTAGCTGGCGAAGACGGCCGTCCAGTAGTGCTAGTAAACGGCGCTGGAGTAAACAACATCGGATCAGCTAACATCCCAGGTCTATCTGGTCAGCTATTCGGTCTTCCAGTTATCGTAGACCCACAGATTGCAACTAACCGTTGCTTCGTGGCTAACAGCGCAGCCATCCAGACTCTAGAGTCCGCTGGCGCACCTGTAAGGCTATCTGCAGATGACATCACAACATTGACAGATTCAATTAGCGTTTATGGATATATGGCAATCACCATGCCATTCTCCGACGCTCTAGTTGTTCTAGACATCGTTTAATAGGTCAATAAATGGCTGTGACGTTGGAAGAGTTCCAGGCTTATGTCGGGACGGATGAGACCACATTCCCTCAAGAATGTCTCACCGCCGGACTTGCTTTAGTGACTAAGTATGTTGGTGCAGTAACTACCGTTCCGGTATCGTTGCACGATCAGGCTGTCCTAATAACTAGCTCGGAGCTCTTCCACCGTCGTTCCGCTCCTAACGGAGTTGCTCAATTCGCAAGCTTCGATGGTGCTCCCATCCGAGTTGCCAAGGATCCTATGAACGCGGTTTACCCGTTGCTTCAAAGATACGTAGGCTATGCAGTATGAGCGAGATCAACGCGTCTAAAGTCGAGTTCAAACTTGAACTAGCGGACGCAGGGTTGAACGTTTTGGAATACATCCCAGAACGAATCACTCCTCCAATAGTCATCATCAATTCCGCGCAGCCTTACTTGCAAACAGCACAGTTTGGCGAATGGAGTTTAGGGCTTGAAGTAGTTATGGTAGCTTCTACCGCGACTAACAAGATGGCAACCGAGAATCTAGACCAGCTAATCGAGGATGTTTTGAACGCAATCGAACCTTTGAAATACGTTCGGATAACTTCGGTAAACCAGCCTTACAATCTACAAACAAATAACGCCGAGTATCTAGCAGCGAACATGTTCGTCCAGCTAGACATCACACTTTAGAAAGGTAGCCTCATGGCCGCTTCAACAAGAATCAAAGCACAAAACATTATCTTCAAAATCGGAGCAACCGACTACGCATGCGACGCAAACATGGTTGAGCTAACTCTTGGGGACGCCCCAGGTGATGTTCAAACTTTTTGTGAGGTTAGAGTCGGAGGGGAATGGGCACTACAGCTAGACGGAATTACATCTGGCGAAGACACAAGCCTTTACCGCGTTCTGTGGGACAACTACGGCACCGAGGTTGCATTCGTAATTGCTCCTAACGGAAACACAACTCCAACCGCTGACACTCCTCACTACGAAGGTGTTGCAGTATTCAACGAGCTTCCACCTCTAAGCCTAAACAGCAACGAGACCGCTCTGTTCTCTGTTACTCTTCGCGTGAAGAACACTCCTCACGATCCAGCTACCAACAAATACTTTGGAGTAGAGATCGTAACAGCAGCCTAATCATGGCCGATGGAATTAAGGTCGCTGGTCTCAATGAGGCCATACGAGCTCTTAGGGCTATTGGGGTTCCCTCCGCCGAAATAGGCGAGGCGTCTCAAGAAGCCGGAGAGATTGTAGCTAACCAGGCGCGATCCTTAGTTCCGGTCAGGACTGGAGCACTCCGGGCAACTATCAAAGCTAAAAAGATAGCTAGAAAAGTTGTAGTTAGTGCAGGTAAC